ATCATTGTAATGTAGAAAAACTTGACCACAATGTTTTCCTTCAAAAGGTTCTCTCCAATGTTCTAATTCACAACCCCTATAAATAAGCATATCACCTGGTTCTAGATCTATTTTTAAACCAGCCATACCTTTTTTACCTGAGGGCTCTAAATATATTGGCCAAGAATCACCGCCTAAATTTAACGTAGTAGATATCTCACAACTAAATCTATCTGAATGCCTATGTAATATATCTCCGTTTTTATAAATTCTAGCATAAGAATAAGTTGGAATTATTTTTAATGCTGTTTCTTTTTCCATTCTAGGAACTAATGCAAGAAGTAAAGTTTCCATAACTATGTCCGCATAATGAGAATATGTTTCAGGAACTTGTGAATCATTCCAAACACCAAACATATCTTCGAAAGGATGAAGGTATTTTTCTTCAAATAAAAATTTTGCTACTCTTCTTTTATTTAAAAAATAAGTATAACAAAAAGCAGCTAAATCAGGAGATATTGCTTTTTTAATTATCTTATATTTATTTTTTTTAAATGACATATTATAATTTCTTTAAATCAAAGTTTTTCGTGATTATTAATTTCTTTATATTATTTATAGCTCCTTTTTTAAAGTAAAGCAACGGCAAAAACATTGTATTATTTTTTGTATAATTACAATGTTGTGGAGGTTTAATTTTAAATTCCTTCAGGTTCCACTCAATGTAAGGGTGACATATCCAGTAAATAGGTTTGTCTAAATACCATGTCATTCTAGAGTTTTTGTTTATATGCTTTTTTGCTATTTGATGATAAAAATTGTAGACTCTAATTTCTTCGTAATCAGGTTGTTCTTTAAAGGGAGCATCATCAAAAAATATAGAATCAAATTTACCTAACTCTTTTAATTTTTTTTGCCAAGTACCCTCTATAATAATAACTTTTTGTTTTTGTTTCTTAGCCCACAGTTTTAATTTATTAATAACATTAAGGTCTGATTCAATAATTGTATGTGATTTAATATTATACTTTTGAATTTCTGTAGCTGAATAACCTAGACCAAAACCAATTTCTAAAACATGTCCTTTGGGTTTTAAATTTTTAACTAAGGCTTTCATATAAGGTTTTTCCCATTCCATCATAACTTGATAGTTATTATGACTAGGATCTAATATAATATCTTTGTTTGTAATATCTTTTTTAAATACAAGACTACTCATTTAATTCTCTTCATCACAGGGATTGGATATTGTAGCTGCTTGTTAGCACAATAAATATCATTGAAAAAAACAATGTAAGTTAATCTTTCTAATTTATTGTTTTTAGAAACAAATTTATGGGCAGCATGATAATTCCAAGAATCAAAAAGAAACAACCTGTTATATATACCATTTACTTTTAAAGTTTCTTCAAAATTAGATTGGTTGTTTTTGTATTCCGTATTTAGATCATCTAAGTACCTTTGATCTTTAATATTTGAATCAGTAAAATATTTATATTTTATTTGTTGATTTAAATCTAAAACACTGCTCAGTTTTTTATTTTTATATATTGAAGTTCCTACATTATTGTTTTTAGAAAGATAAAGTATGGCAGTAATTTGAGAACTTGTATCTTCATGAACCCAATTATTAAACTTTAAATTAGGAGGTACTTTTTGAAAAGTAGCCAACGCGTTGTATCTAATGTTAGTTATGTCTTGAGGATAAAGAAGAGCTAATATTTTAGTATTGACCCAATTAAAAAAAGAATAGTCTATCTGAGCTAAATTTTTTGTTCTTTTACCTGGGCTTTTACCATCTGAATTAAAAGACAAAGATTTGGAAAAGTGAACAATATTATCGGGTTCATCAAAAAAATTATCTACGATTAAAGATGGAAACAACATTATTTTATATAGTTAAAATTTATAACAATCCTATTTTTTTCGTTTGTGCACGTTGTTCCCGTATGCATTTTTTTAGAATCAAACTCTATATATTTATTTTCTTCACTTTTAACTTCTTCGCCTGTCTCAAAAATTGTTTTTCCATCATTGGTATTAATATAAAAAATACCTGTTGTTATTTTTGCATTATCTAATACTTCATCAGTGTGCATTTGATGTTTAATAATATTAGAAGTTATAGGCTGTAAGTTAGCTTTTATTCTTACTAAAAGACTTGGGTTTATTAAATTTAATAAAGGGGATAAGTTTTTAAAAAAATTAGAATGAATAGATCCATTAGTAAAAAAAGTATGTGTAAATTGAATGTGATCCAAAGGCTCGTTATCACTTACAATTGCCTTATTAAAATACCAAGGAAAATCAGAAGAATCTAATAATCCTTTTATCATAAGAAATTTTTGTGGAGGTAAAAAATTATTAGTTGTATTAATTGTTTGTTTTTCTTTCATCATATTTTGATAAAACATCTTTTATTGGAATAGCCCTGCAATTAAAATGTATAAATCTAAAAGGTTCGTAGCCGGCATCAACTCTGAACTGATGAGGTAAGTAAGAGTTAAACATCAATAAATGACCCGGTTGAACTTGATAATTAATTTGTGAACTCGCTGGAGTTATCGCTTCTTTATTTTTTTCTGGTAAATCGTTCATAATTTTACCCGGTCTAGGATCATCAAAAATAGGAATGGATGTTTTTTCACTGCATTTTAAAAAGTAAAATCCAGACATATGACCATTATAATGAGTATGTAATTGATGGTGACCGCCGCCTGTTTCTGCAAATTCTTGCACCCATAACTCTGTTATAAATATTTTATAATTAGTTAAATCGTAGCCCTGTTTATCTAATAAATTCCATGTCGTAGCTTCAACCCAATCTGTAAAATTTTTAAATCCTGGTCTTGATATTAAACTTGTAGAATGATGAACAAAACTATGGTCTTTTTTGTCTCCTCCAAAAGCTTTGTTTCTTTCCTCTATATGTTGTTTAGTTTTTTCTTTTGCTATTTTTATGTAGGGGTCAGATAATTTATCTAAATCTTTCAACCATTCTTTTTTTAACATTGAATAAACGGGCGATGCAAAATACCACGATGTATATAAATTATCTCTTTTATTTGTTTCCATTATAATTCCAGTTCTGTTGATTGAAGTTTATTTCCAATTTTTCCTTTTATAAAAATGTTAAAAGCTAAACTAACACGAAGGTTATATCCCTTTTTAGTTTCAACGGAATGAGACAAATGTGAAGGAAATAATATAAGTTTACCTGTTTTAACTGGCAAATGCCAAGAATCCGAATTAAAAAAATTATATTTTTTTGCTGTAAATTTTATTCGATCATAAGTTGATTTATAAAATGTAATAAAATCATTTTTTTCATCAACATCTATGTAAAAAACACCTGACACTAAAGAATTTTCATGAAAATGGACATGATGAAATTCATCTTGTTTTGTAAAATTTAGCCAAGACAATGTTATGTATGGTTTTACATCATCGCTTGTGCATACAACCTCATTAAAATAATTTTGCACATGTTTCATACAAAAGTTTTTTATATTTTTTAAAGGTTTACCTTCCAATACTTTCTTATCTATTGTTGATTTATTAATTCCTACGTTCTTTTGTAATTTATCTGAAACTTTATTTATATAGTTTATTTCTGTTTTTGTAATTTGTCTATCTAAATACGTTTCGTATATAGGAGTTGGAAATAAACCAAATATGTTTGTTTTGTTTACCATACCCATGATATAAAAGAATACCTAGTTCCTTTCTTAACAACATTAACTTTATGTGGATATAAAAAAATAGATGGAAATATTAATAAATCTCCTTTTTTAAGTTTAATTTCTTTTTTTTCAAAAATAATAAACTCTCCTCCTTCATAATCATCATTTAATAATCCCAACACACTTAATAAAGGCACTCCTTTTCTTTTCCCATCAAACATTGATTGTATGTGATCACAATGCATTGCCATTTTTTTATTTTTTGAATATTTATTAAATCTTATTTCTGTATAACCATTCCAAGAATCAAACCAAGAAAAATTTAACTGAGTTATGTATTTGTGTATTCCTTCCCACAATTTATCCATAAGAATTTTTTTATTTAAAATTTTATTTGAATAGCAAACAGATAGCTCTTTGTTTCCTGATCTTGTTTTAGTTGTGTTTGTCTTTGAATCATAAAAAGTATGTTCAGACCAACCAGAGTTATCTAAACTTTTTAACTGTTTAATTGTTTGATCACACATTTTTTTATCTATGAAAGATTTATAGTGCTTAATATAAGCTAGTAAATTTTTTTTCATTGATAAGGATTTCCACAATTCCAAATAACTAATGAATATCTTGTTCCAGAAGTTACTGGCTTAACTCTATGCCAAACAAAAGAAGGGAAAACAACAATAGATCCTTTCGGTAAAACATCTTTACATTGTTCTATTTCAAGTCTTTTAACGGGAGATTCTGATAAACAAAATTCTAACTCGCCTCCTCTGTAAGTTTCTGGATCAGATAAAGAAACTGTAACAGATAATTTTCTAATTTTCCCATTAAATTTATGATCTTTTAAATATCCACTTTCTTTAAAACCATATGGCTCAGGAAAACTATCACAGTGCCAATCATAAAATTGCCCTTCACCATACTTAGTAAACTGGCATTGTTCTGATACATCTATTTGAAAATTCCAGCCTGCGTTTATATTTGCTTTGTGGACAAAAGGCATAACATATCTATATATCCACTGCTCATCTAACCATACTAGTTTAGAGTTTCTTAATCCTAATAATTCTTTTTGATCTTTTGATTTTAAATTTTTAAAATTACCTTGTCTACCTGTGGTTCCATAACTATCTTTTTTAGTAAGACCATACCTAATAATACTATCACATATATGTGAAGGAAGCGCTTCTTGGAACCACCAATACTTTGTTTTAGTTATCATTTCTAACGTATTAATATACTATTATAGATTAAAATAAAGGTTTAACTTGACCAAGTAGATGTATCAGGATTCCAAGTTCTTTTTACTTCTGAATCATTATCAGGCTCTATTTCACCATCCATTATATACCAAACTTGGTTTTCTTCGTCCCATTTAGGATCAAGTACATAAGTTTCGTCATCATTAGGCGCAGGTTTTGTTCCATTAAAAGGTCCTGGAAATGCAACAGGTGGTTGCCAGTCAGAATTTGAATTAAGAGTCCAAGAAGAAAAGGGTTGTTTCATTCTAAAAATATCGTTTACAGGATCGTATACATCTCCCTTTCCAGCGTATTTTTTTCTAAAAGAATTATTGTAAGAAGTTTGTTTCCACTCACCGCCGTTAAAAAATTTTTTACACCAATTTTCTCCATCAACATGTTTGTTATTTTCTCCTAATGGTCCATTAGAAGTTGGGATATTATTGTCTGCAACAATAACTCTTTCTACAACCCAATGTGTATCTGTAGTAAATCCAGTAGGATCTGTTTTTTGTTTTATTTCTGCAAAATGAGCCATGAGTTTATGGAACAACAAAGCAACCTGTTGCATTAAAAGTATGATATGTATTGCAACCGCATGTTGATCTTGTACCTCCAGTTATTCTTGCATTAGGGTCAGAAGCAGTTGGGAATTGAACAATTACAACTCCTGAGCCTCCAGCTCCTCCGTATAAAATATCAGCAGGACCAGCGGGTCTTCCACCAGCTCCTCCGCCACCGCCTGTATTAGCAGTTCCGGATCTAGCTGCACTAG